TATGGATAAAGAGTAACCCAAATCTCGGTGTCTCGGTGAGTTGGAAATACATTGAGGATAGAGTACAGACAGCACTACAAATGCCCTCGAGGCATAATAAAGTAATTACAAAAACTTCAACAGGTGGACACAATCAGAGACCCGTTGGATACAGGCTGATGTGTGGAACCGTGGGAACGTGCCGGTTAATGAAGAGGATCTAACAGGGAGGCCATGTTACGCAGGCCTAGACCTTTCTGCAAGCCAGGATATAACCGCGATTGTGTATGATTTTCCACCAGTTGAGTATGGTGGATGCTACCGGCAGATATATCGTTTTTTTATCCCGGGAGACAACCTGATAGATAGGATCAGGAGGGATAAGGTACCCTATGATGTCTGGATCAAGCAAGGGCTTGTTATTCCAACTCCAGGCGATGTAATCGATTATGATTATATAGAACAGGTTATTCTCGAGGATGCAGAAAAGTTTGAGATCCTTGAGGTCGGATATGACCCATGGAAAGCACAGGAGATCGTAAACCACCTAACCGAAGGCGGTTTCACCATGGTTCCTGTATATCAAAGATATTCCGGGATGGCATCTTTCACTGATGCGTTCGAGAAGGATGTCCTCTCGGGACAGATACAACACGGAGGGAATCCGATTATGCAGTGGATGGTCGGCTGTACCGAGGTTAAAAGTGATCGGCAGGGAAATATCATGCCCATGAAACCACTGAGGGACAAGACAGGTAAGCGTATTGATGGTGTGGTTGCGTCGATTATGGCCCATGGAAGGGCTGTTACTAACGAGAGCGAGGGTGGCAGTATATATGAAGAGCGGGGGATGATGAGCATATGAAAAACAGGGTTACGTTGAAAGATAGAATAGGGGCGTTTTTCAACCCGTCCGCCGGTTCCACCGAAGTGTTGCAAAATATGATACAGGGCGCGAGGAGTTCTGCTGGGGTCTCGGTTAATGAGACAACTGCGATGCGCGTCGGTGCATTTTTTGCTGCTGTGAGAGTTATAACCGAATCTATCGCATCCCTTCCTTTAGAACTATACAGGAGACTGCCTGATGGGGGAAAAGAGCGTAATACATTAGATCGTCGATATAAACTACTACATACACAACCAAATAGTTGGCAGACGTCCTTCGAATTTCGCGAGATGCTCACATACCATGTGATCATGCGGGGTAATGGCTACGCATATATCTCACGCGGGCGAGATGGACAGGCACGGGAGCTTATCCCAATGCACCCTGATAAGACGCTGGTGGAGCAGGATGCTGCATATCGCCTGAGCTACACCTATACTCCAGATAATAAGAGCCCGGTCCACCTCACTCAAGAAGAGGTCCTGCACCTGCGCGGCCTATCGCTGGACGGGTTTACCGGGGTTTCCCTGCTCACCTGGGCACGGGAGGTGATCGGCGGTGCTATTGGACAACAGGAGCACGGAAACAGGCTTTGGAACAATGGTGCGAATCCAGGTATTGTGATGTACCATCCTACTAAGTTAAGCGATGCGGCATATAAACATTTAAAAGAGTCCTGGGATGATCAGTACGTCGGGGCTTCGAATTCCGGGAAAACTATGATCGCAGAAGAAGGTATGAAAATTGAGCGTCTTAGTATGACCAGCGAGGACGCGCAATATATAGAAAGTAGAAAGTTTAGCAGGTCTGAAATCGCCGGAATTACACGCGTTCCGCCGCACATGATAGGGGACCTCGAGCGGGCGACATTCTCGAACATTGAACACCAGGATATTGCCTTTGTAAAGCATTCGCTAAGGCCTTGGTTGGTACGATGGGAACAGGCCTTGCAGCGTGACCTTATTAAAGATCATAGACTATTCGCAGAGTTTAACATTGATGGAATGGCACGAGGCGACCTCAAGAGCCGTTATGCGGCATATGCAGTGGGTCGTAACTGGGGTTGGCTCAGCGTTAACGACATCCGGCAAAGGGAAAATATGAATCCGATTGAAGATGGCAATGAGTATTTACGTCCGCTTAATATGCAACCGCTTGGTGAGGAGTTTAGAGATAACCCTGGGTTAGAAGGAGAAAAGTATGAAGGGTAGTAATTGGTATAAGATTAAAAATCAATCAGGAGTTATTGAGATTGATATATACGATGAGATCGGCGGTTGGGGTATATATGCCGCTGATTTTAAGCGCGAACTTGAAGATGTAGCCTCCGGCGGCGGTCCGATTGTTCTAAACCTCAATAGTCCTGGTGGTGATGTGTTCGAGGGAATTGCGGTCTATCACGCGGTAAGTAAATACCGAGATCGCATAACAGTTAACATTACTGGTGTTGCCGCATCCATTGCCTCTGTGGTTGCCTTGGCTGGGAGCCGCCTAGTTATGGGGCAAGGGACCTTCCTCATGATTCACGATGCGTGGACCATTATACTTGGTACCGCGAAGAACCTACGGCAAAGAGCTGACACACTTGATCAGATAGACATGGAGATGGTGGGGATTTATGAACAGAACAGTAACCTGTCGAGGGGGGATCTTATCGCAGCAATGGACAATGAGACATGGTACTCACCCGACCAGGCATATCAAGCCGGTTTTGCCGAGGCAATAGAGGATTATGGCGAGATTGCTGCGAAGTCGATTGCATTCGATTGGCGCAGTTACGGATATCAAAGAGTACCGCAGCAGTTATGGCAAGCCAGACGGCATGCGGTAGCACCCAGGACCGAACGTGAGCTCGAGGATAGTCTTGTGGCCCTCGGGTATAGCAAAAAGCAAGCAGAACGGATATCAGCCAAGGGCTATGGGGCTTTGCAGGGGGATCCTGCACAGACTAACAGCCAGGGGGATCCTGGCGACGTGGCAAATGCAATTCGTGAGCTTACACAAATAATTAAATAAGGAGGATCTTATGGATCCAGAAATTAAAGCTGCTATAGAAGAGCAGGGTAGGGCGTGGAAGGCCTTTCGCGAGGCGAATGACGAGAGGCTTAATAAAATTGAGGCAGGTGATATACAGGGTTTGACCGATCTCAATTCGAAACTTGAGAAAATCGAGGCTGCAATTGATGAGAATGAAAAGGTCATCGAGGAGCGGGTTGGCGGTGTCGAGAACAACGTTAACAAAATGAACCTTGGTGGCGCTGGTGGCAACTCACAGCTTAGTGAGGCTTTCAATGCGTACATGAAGACCGGTGATGAATCGGCTTTTAAGGCGGCTGCCACAGTCAGTGTTGACCCGGAAGGCGGGTGGCTCGTACCTGAGAATGTGAGCCAGGATATAACCAGGGTGGCCCAGGACGTGAACGCAATGCGTCAGGTTGCCGCTGTCCAGAGGATCAGTAATGGTCGCTCTTATGTCGAGTTTGTTACCAAAAGCGGATCTAAGGCTGCCTTTGTGGGCGAAACTGGATCTCGCGGCGAAACAGACTCCCCGGAGCTCGCGCGAATAGAAACGGTTGCGCATGAGATGTACTCAAATCCTAAGGCCTCTCAGCAGTTGCTTGATGACGCTGCAATCGATATTGGCCAGTGGCTCGTCGATGAGGTTGGGGTGGCTTTTGCTGAAGCAGAGGGAGAGGCCTTTATTACCGGAAGCGGTGTAAACGAGCCGATGGGCCTCCTGAAGTACGATACCGTAGCAAACGCCAGCTATGCGTGGGGAGAACTTGGATTTATCAAGACCGGAGGCGCTTCTGGCTGGGCCACTACTAATCCGGAGAATAAACTCATCGACCTTGTGCATGCGTTGAAGGCCAAGTATCGCAATGGTGCATCCTGGATGATGAACCGCACTACACTCGGTGATGTGCGTAAATTCAAAACCGATAACGGCTATCTATGGCAGCCTTCCATGCAGGCCGGGCAGCCATCACAGCTCCTTGGCTATCCAGTGCTCGAAGAGGACAACATGGAAGACGTTGCATCTGCGAGCAATTATGGTGTTGCTTTCGGCGACTTCCGCGCCGGCTACCGTATTGTGGATCATGTGTTGGTCCGCGTATTGCGTGACCCGTACAGTGCGAAACCGTATGTGAGCTTCTACACCACCAAACGTGTTGGTGGAGGGGTTCGGAATTTCGAGGCTATCAAGCTGCTCAAGACCACAGCCTAAGGAGGGGATATGAGAGATATACATAACAATATTGCGATTGTCGAGGCAATCGCAAACAAGACTCACGATGCTGATAATACTCCCACTGCAATCGATTTGCAGGGGTATGAATCTGCAGAGGTGGTGATGCACATCGGTGTGGGTGGTATCACCTTTACCGGCACTAATAAGGTTGAGTTTAAGTTGACCCATTCAGAGGACGACTCGACCTATACCGATGTCACCATTGGTGATGTCGATGGGCTATCGAGTGTTGCGGAGGGGGGTATCATAAAGTCGCTTACATTGCTCCACGACGCCTCTGATGTAACCAAGGTTGGTTATATCGGCGGCAAACGGTATCTTAAACTGTTGGCAGATTTCAGCGGCACCCATGGCACCGGCACGCCGATTGGCGCGGTTGTTGTGATGGGCAACCCCCTGAATTCATAAAAACATTGGGCGGGGCTTATACCCCGCCTCGTATGAGGTAATAATATGGCTGATTTGGTTACTTGGAATACCGTTAAAACCAGACTTGGACTCAGTGACAGTGAACAGATAAACGTGGAATCACTTATTTCTGTTGCTTCAGCCGCTGCAGATAGGTTTACAAATCGGAATCTAGCGGCAGCAACTTACACTCTATTAATAGATGGATCTGGTTCAAAAAGTTGCTTCTACCGGATTGGCCTATAAACTCTGTGTCTGCTGTATATGTGAATAGCGATAGAGAATATACGGATGAGTCAGAGGTAACAGACTTTGTTATCTATCCATACGGGATGCTTTGGCGTGATGTAGTGTGGCCAGAGGCACCCCAAGCGGTGAAAATTGAATGTAATCTTGGGTTTTCCATAGTACCGGCAGACCTTGAAAACGCAGTAATTGAATTGGTGGCTTATTACAGGGCCAGGCAGCTTGATAATGCAATCGGAATTCGTTCGATAACAAGTCCTGATGGGATTAACACAGCTTTTGAACTATCTATGCCAATGGCTGCGCGAACCATCTTACAGTCATATAACAAGGTTAACCTGTGATGGCAAGATCCAAAAAGTTGGCAATTATTGAGGATCGGTCAAATGAGGCATTAAACCGCATAAGAGATGCAGAGAGAAGAGCCTTAAACGCATCTAAGCGCCAGGCACTTCAGGAAATGCTTAAAAGAGCGCCGGTAGATAGCGGGGAGTATAAAAACGGTCTCGAAACAGAGGTTCCGGCTAACCGTTTACAGTTATTCATGATTGCAAAAGCACCACATTCAGTTTTTGTTGAATACGGCACAGGACCACGAAATACAGAGAGTGGGGCGATGCGCGGACAAATGAAGGGGTTTGGCGTGCTGAGAAAATCGGCGCTGAGGATGAGGAGAGAGGTAATGAGTAATTTGAAAATTGAGGTGAAAGGTGTCTAATGGATCTGATCTGCTAAAAACCTATTTACTAACATTAACAAGTATTACTGATGTGGCTGGTAGTCGGATCTATACAGACGAAGCACCTGCACAAGTCAGACAAGCTTGTATTGTAGTACAGAACATAGGTGGTGATAACATTTCAGATGGTTTAATTCTAGCCCGGCCATTAATTCAAATATCTTGTTATTCGCACGATAAGGCAGAGTCCAATAAATTGGCATCTGCCGTGATAAATTCACTTGGTAAATATTCCGGTCTTATGGATGACACTTATGTGGTGTCTACTTACCAGTCGGACCAGATATTTAGAACAAACGGCTGGTGGCACGCTCCTGTAGATGTGCTGCTTAAATATGAGTATTAAGGAGGTAGAGTATGGCTTCGAGTCAATACACTGGAGTTCACATTCCTAACGGTTGCGAGGCGTCTATTGGTGATGATGTGGCATCTTTGGCATCTGTGGGAGTATTGGATGGAGATAGCGAGATAGCAATTACATACGATCTTGTAGAATATCTTGGTTCGCAGGGTGAGGATGTAATTGCCTACACAAAGAACCATGTCGCAAACATGACTTTTAATATGATTCAACATGATCTCGAGAAGATTAAAGAAATAATGGGCGGCTTAGCGACTGTTACCGTTGCTGATGGTACGGAAATTGACGGCGCAGCGCAGACTATTTCTGCTGGTTGGATTACTGAGAAGGCATATATTATTGAAGGTCAGAATGGTGATACATCGAAACCGACAATCAACAGTGTGACCGGATCTTCTTCCGGTGACGGCAATGTGGATGATGATTACTTTTTTAGCAAAGGCGCTGATGGTCAGTGGTACATAGTTTTGAGAGACGATGGGACAACTAGTTTCGGAACTACTGAATCTATTACTATTAATTATGACTATACTCCGGCAGAAAGCAAAACACTGAAATTTGGATCTTCTTCTGCTGAGATCACGCCCAAAGTTGTAGAGTTCAAACTCACCCAGGACGGTAAGACATTCCGTGTACGTGTGTGGGCCGCTAAGAACGAAGGTGGGCTAACATTTGCATTTCCATCCGCTCAGAATGATACCCCAGCAAATATTCCGGTGACGATGAAAGGACAGATTGATACTAGTAAGGCAGACGGAGCCCAGTTGGTTGAGATCTATGATGAAATTGGAGTTTAAATTTAAATGCGAACTGTAAATATCAACAATAGAGAGCGTCCAGCTATTTCTCTGGAGGTAGCCGGGCAGCACTTTGAGATTAAAAGGGTTGTGACCGGGGTAAGACAGCGATGGGGCGAGTTTCTTCAGCTTCAAGGGGAAGCATTGGAAAAGGTCGCCGATCTGCAAAAAAAAAGTGGAAGTGGCAGGCGGTGATATGGACAAGGTGAGGGATGACGTTGTTGGAGCACAAGAGTATTCAAAATCGTATTGCCGAGAGACGCACTGCAGCAGAGAAAGAATGCATAGAACTGATTCTTGAAAAAAAACGGCTATACCTTTGATTGGTTGTGGTGGCTGGATGAAACAGATAGTGTTGATCGGCAAAGTTTTATCATTGAAGCACTAAATAAAGATACAAACACTGGAGGCAGTGAAGGTAAAAAAAAGCGGGGAAATAGACTGGCATAGGGTGGCTGTTGTGTTAGGCCGGTTCTGGTCTTACATAACACCAGAGTATCTGTATTTTGAAGTTGATGTTCCTGATCTTAGAAACTTTTTGGCGCTGGTTCCAAAGGAATACAGTGATTGGATTTACAGAAGACGAAGGAAAAATAATTATACCGGCATGGCCAAGGCTGGTGTGAAGGTGATTAAACCGAATGGGTGATAGCGTAATAGGACGATTAGTTTATAAAATCGTTGGTGATGATAGAGATTTCCAAAAATCACTTAAAAGGTCTGCTAAGGCACTGAAGAAATCCGGCAGACAAATGCAGCAGTTGGGGAAGAGTCTCACACTTGGACTTACTCTTCCGATTGCCGGTATTGGTGCTGCTATGGTCAAAACCGCTATTGATGCGGAGGAGACTAGAGCAAAATTTGAAACAGCCTTTGCAGGTATTACTACTGCTGCAGATGAAACAGTGTCCGGCCTACAAGAAGGGTATGGGTTGGCCCGTCAAGAGGCGGAAAGCCTCCTGTCTGATACTGGGGATCTTCTCAAAGGTTTCGGAGCAACATCAGACCAGGCGCTTACTCTGTCCGATGATGTGCAGAAGTTAGCTGTTGATCTGTCCAGCTATAATAACCTTCAGGGCGGCGCTACTAGAGCAAGTGAAATATTAACAAAAGCCATGCTCGGGGAGCGGGATGCATTAACTAGCCTCGGTATTAAAGTATCTGAAACGGACGTAAAACAGCGACTACTTGAAAATGGCCAGGGAGATCTTACAGGGAGAGCCAAGTTGCTGGCACGCGCACAAGCGACACTCGAACTGGCATATACTCAAAGCGGTGATGCACTTGGGGACTATAACAGGACTCAGGATAGTACTGCAAACCAGCTCAGACAACTTAAAGCCGATATAAAAGATTTGTCAGTCTCTATTGGCCGTGAACTTCTTCCCACGGTCAGGGCTGGTTTACAGACCGTTGGTGAGTGGGTAGATAAATTCCAGGACTTAAGTGACAACAATAAAGAGTTTATTATAAGCCTCCTGAAAGTTGCAGGTCTATTGGCCGCCTCCGGTCCTATTATTATGGGGATTGGTGCAGTGAAAACTGCTATTGGAAGCCTTATATTTATGCTCTCCGCCACCAACCCAGTTGGGCTAATTGCGGTTGCAACAGCCGCCGGAGTTGCACTTGCTATTACGGCCGATGAGGGTGATAGAGCTCGCGCGAGCACTGCCGCGGTAAGCGAAAGTTTTAGCGATTTGCGTAGGATGGCAGAAGAGGCACGATGGCAGACCGAGGCAGTAGGCCGGAGTACGGAGGAGATCGTAGAGCAGGCCGGTATCATGGGCCGACGTTATGAGGCAATGGCGGAGGCTGCAAAGAAAACAAAAGAAGAGCAGCAGGACATCACGCAAGAACTTGAGGATCAACAGGAGATCAATCAGCAGTATCAAGATTACTGGGATAAGGTAAACGATCGGTGGAAAACGTTAGGCGAGAATCTTGCAGTCTACACAGACAATCTTGAAGCGATAAAGGACCTGGAAGATCCAGAGCGCAAGCGTGAAGAACTGGAACTGCTTGAACGACAATTACAGCTCGATATAGGAATGCTCGAGCAGGAAGAGAAGTTTCCGGTTACCGCTGAAGCAAGACTAAAGCTACTTAATCAAATCCAAACACGCCTTCGATGGATTGCATATGAAACCGGTGAAGCTGGAAGGCTTGAGCAAGAGCTTGAGTTCTATGTTAAAGGAACAGGTGACGCCGCACAAGAGGCCGGAGATAATATAGGTGACGCTGCTGATGAAACAAAAAGATGGGATGATTATTTAAAACATCTGAAAAAGGACGCTAAAGACACGGGTGATGTGATGGTCACGGCTGCTGATGCTTCTCTTGATGCATGGGGCGCGACTTTCGAAGCTTTAGGGGAGGGGATGGTTAATTGGGAAAATGGAATTGAAGGTTTGAAAGAGGCCTTCAAGGGTGTGTTTGTATCCATACTCAAAGCGTTTGGTGAACAATATGCAGTGCAGGCTGTCGCTGCGCTGATCCCAGGGCTGACTTTCAATCCTGCCGCTGCAGCCGGATATGCTGCTGTCTCTGCGGGCGCCTATGCTGCAGCCGGAATGATTTCTTCGTTCGGATCCGGTGGATCATTTTATGCTGACGAACCCCAAATAATCATGGTCGGGGACCGGCCTGAGCACGTGAATATAGAACCGGTGGATCATGTAGCGCCCCCGGGGGGAATGGCTAGTGGTGGGGGAACCTATAATTTCTACGGTGACCTATACGGTTATGATGACTTTGCGGAAAAGATTGAAATGGCAACCGATAGGGCTGCTCGCATCGGGAGGGTGAGTAAATGAGTCTAAGTGTTTACATAGATTATGGGACCGGGATTGATAGAACTTACCAACTACGATGGTGCCGGTCGGACTCTGGTTAGAAAACAGGGGTTATCCAAGACAGAAATACTGCACAAAAATGGTGAATCGGTAATTAACACCTGTTCTTTTAAAACAGATATGCCGACAGGACTTGCAAATGATCTTATAAATTTAAATAAAGATGCACAGATTAATCTTGTTATAAATAAAGACGGAATGAACTGGTTTACTGGATATGCCAGACCAGTTACTAGCTTTAATGTGTCCATTGAAGATGGTTATGTGAACCGGCAAATTGAATGGCAGGGTGTAGACTCTGCATGGGCGCTAAAAAAGGTCCTATCCTCTGGCCGGTCCTATTCAAATAAAACGGTATGTGATCCAGCTGATACAACAAACAGCTTAGTACATTTACTTTTGACAGACGCAGGCATTTCCAGTTCCAATATTGATATTTCGATTACTATTGATGCAACAATTCCACTTCTTTCACTCGAAAAAGACGATAAAGAATATTTTAAGATATTGTCTGAACTATTGTTCTATTATGGATGTGCGCTTAATGTTGCTCCTAATGGGTCTTTCTATGTGTACAAATGGGCAGATGACAATGTACCAGATAAAGCTACCATTGATGCATGGCCATCCTCTGAAACTTCCTTTTCTGCAAACCGTAATGACATAGACAGCAATCGTGTACAAGTCAAATGGAGCAAGGTAGATACTTACTCCAACAGAACAGTTATCAATATAAATGCGAACATAGATATCGAACCTTTGTCCGGAGGTAAATATCCGCCGGATGGGTCAACAGAGCATCCGATAGATCGGGAGCTTGACAATGGTGATAAAATTACAAGTATTTCAAATCTTAGACTTTTCACCTATATTGATACCGTCCACGCAATTGAACCGGGTAGTTTTACCCCAAATAAAAGTGTCAGAAAATGGATTCAGTCGAACTCCGCATTAAACTTCTCGGTCAGGGATAAGTATAATTGGTCAAGATGGGGTGATAATTGGGCATCTATACAATTTGACGAGAACCTATCAGACTGGAAAGTAAATATTCAGATAGATCTTAATTCGAATGTAGATTACCAATTATTGCAATATCCGTATGTGTATCCAGATGATGTTATAGCAACATCATCTGAGGAGATTTCACTATTCAAAATCGGTAGTTATAAGGTTGTAGCGGACATTGAGACCCTTGGTAAACGCTGGACGACGGAGGTTGGAAGCGGCCAAAAGCTTGAAAAAATCGAGGCAGAGTGGATATATAGTGAGGCAAATGCAAAAGTACTTGCGCAGGCGGTTTTGGACCTGAAAGAGGTCTCATCTACAACATTTGATGTAAGGATTGATGAAGATGTTCTGGTTGGAACATACCGCCGATTGCAGAATCCACACTTGAATATCGACACAGTTGTGAGAGTATTACGAAAAACTGATAGCATAGAAAGTGCTGTGAAAGGGTATAAAGCATACCGCTATACAGTTGAAGCGGTCCGGCCTCTATCAGTTTTGATTTCAAATATATCTGGAACAAATAATACTGCACAGACTGCAGCCGAGATCGAACTTGGAACTTCTTCCGCCGTCGTTGGGCTGACCCCAGACGGGAAGATCATAAAAGCAATAGAAAGTGGAATTATCGAAAATGGTTTTATACCAGATAAGGATGGTTTGTACTTCTCAGATACGCGATTGGGGTTTTTAAAGATGGGGCGTGGAAAAGTTATTTATTAAACGACGGCACATTCAAGTTTAAGGGAGACGGCGATAATTATATAGAATGGGATAGCGTCAAACTACAAATAATGGGGGACCTGTTTTTGTCCGGGGACTCGACGCTGAACGGGAGAGTAACGACAGGC